AGGTACTGCACCTGTTGCACTTGTTTGGGTAATTCCTAACTTCGCCAAGGGTGCTGCAATTCCAATTCCTATACGGTCAGTTGATGCATCAGTTCTGAGAAGATTATTGTCTGAGTCACCTTCAAATCTAGCATCCAAATCAGCCCCGGTTTCATTAAAAATAAAAGTTCCACCATCAAAAGAAACATTACCAGTTGCACTGAGTGTTCCTCCTGAGGAAACATTTCCTATGTTTGTTAAGACATCAAAGGCGGTTGAGCCATCTGTATAAATTAAGTATTTAGTGTTTGTATAAGGAAGGGTAATTGCTGTTCCTCCAGCTGGTCCAAATGTAAGAGTGTTCCCTGCACGAGTAGTTGCATCATGAATAAAATACCAGTTTGGATTAGCTTCACATTCTAATACTCTACCACCACTTAAGGTTCCTTCTAATTTAAGAGAAGCTCTACTTTGTTGATCACCCGTACCACCACTTGCAACTGTTAATGCTACTGTTCCACTACCAGCTATATTTACTGCTGTGTATCCCTTAATGGCATTCTCTACCTTCTCTAAGTTGTCGTTAGTTTTTGATCCCCACGTTCCGGCGTTAGCGCCAGTGGCCTGAAGATCTAAATTTAATATTGTCGAATCTGCCATATCTTATCCTGTTGGAACTACCGTCCAAGTATTTGTAGAAGAGTCATCCACTCCGTTCCAAATTGTTAATTTCAAGTCACCAGCTGCGAAGACTGCTTGCACGCCTGTTGGAATAACAGTAGCCGTTCCAGTCACCGTTGCCGTTCCAAGCGCGAAAGTTGCCTGCACTCCTGTTGGGAAATACCTTGACTCTAATGTAACACTTCCGACACTGAAAGTCGAGGAAACTCCTGTAGGAATAACCACAGCTGTTCCAGTAACGGTTGCACTTCCTAGAGCAGAAGTAATATATACTCCTGTAGGAATGACTGTCGCTGTTCCCGTCACAGTTGGAGATCCAACTGCAAAGGTTGCTTGTACCCCTGTTGGAATGACAATCGTGTTAGGCGTTACCGTTGCCGTTCCTAGTGCAAAGGTTGCTTGAACACCCGTAGGTGTTACAATAATTGAAAATCCGTCATCAGTAGTTTCACTGAAAGCTAATTGACCAATTGCTCCTGCACCGAAAGCCATTACGTATTATTCCTCGGGAGGTTTATAGCCAGTTATAGCTGTAACCTCATCTTGTGTTAATCCTAATCCTATTAATTTGTCATTAGCACTTTTAGAATCAGTTGCTTTTTGGTCTGTTTTTAAAATCATATTATCTTTTTCAGTTTTAGCTTCTGCTGCGTCTTTATCAGCTTGTATTTCTTCTGCTGCTGTGTAAGGCATTTCAATACCATTTACTAATTTTGTTCTTGGCATATTATGATCCTTTCATTCCGTAATGATTAATTGTAACTGATCCAAAATTTCCACTAGCCATATAAAATTTCATTCCAGTAATTGCACCTGTACCATCTGTCCAACAAGCAGAGCCATTCCAAGTTGTGTTTGATCCAGCAGAATCTCTTTCTACTCCACCAAGCCACCACATTCTTTTTAATACTGCTTCATCTGGTTTTCCTAACCAAAGTGTTAATCCACTTTTATATGTTGCATAATTATCAACATCTGGAAGCAAGACAATTTTACTTGTACTTGTGGATTCGGCTGTACGAGCAGATCCATCAGCAGAAAATCCTTGTAAAGCATAAACATATCCACTAGTATTTTCGGTACTTCCACCTGAGCCAGTTAAAACTCTACAATATAAATCTTCTCCATCACTAGCTCCTTCTAAATTATTTACTACAAAAACATGAGTATCGTAAGTACCATCAAAACTTGTAGTAAAACTCAAAGAAGCAGCAGAAGTGGTTGATTGTGATTGTATTAAAACATAATCACTTGCCACTGCCGCACTAGCAAGAGTTGTTGTTCCTGTAAATTTTAAGTATTGATCAGTAGTACCAGATGTTAAAGCTGTGCCACCGTTTGCAACAGGCAGTGCACCAGTCACCTGACTGGTTAAATTAATGTTGCCACTTAATGCTGATGTTTTTACTACTGTTAATGCCATGTTATCCTTTTGGGTTGTCCGATTTTACCTTAGCAATAGCTGTTTGCCAAGTTGTTGTTGAATTAACTTTGTCCCAGTATTGCATATCTAACTGATCTTGAATGCTTGGGTAAGCAACTGATCTATCTCTTTGATATTTATTGTTATTATAATTTGTTTGTAATTCTGTTTGTTTATCTGTTATTTGTTTATTAGTTATATTAGTTGGGTTTTCATCGTGCCAAGTAATTTTATTAATGTCATCATTATCTACTGTTACTTGTGCATCAGATTTGATTGCGTGTATGGATTTAATTATATCGGTCATGCTAGTACCTCCGAAACTGTAATAGTTGAACAAGCATTTACACCAGATCCAAGACCTCCTTCGTCAACTGTTCTATTAAGATACAGAGTTGCTGAATTTGTTTTCCATTGTAATTTATAGGTTGTCGAACTCGAAGATGAGGGGGAGTCCAAAAATGTTGTTGTTAAATTAAAAAAACGATATTGATTTTGAGCATCACCTGGTTGTCTAAAAGGCATTGTATAATCTGCTGCTGGATCAGCAACACCTATAACTGTACTATCTCTAAGTAAATTAATAGGTTGATTGGCAGTAGCACCACCACAAATATAAGTTTGCACTTCAACTAAAATTTTTGAGCTAGTTGCTGATGGAGTTATAGAAACTGACATGCCAGTTATATCTACAAAACTAGATGAAGTTGTTGAAGTAGTATCAGTTTTAGAAGTTTGCAAAACTTGCGCTACTTTACCAAAAGCTGTTGGCACTGTTGTGCCTTGATTAGAAAGCGTAGCTCCTGAAGGAATACTTATGGTATCCCCTGAACTACCAATCTCTAAAGCTGTTCCGCTTTGCGGATCTAGTTTGTCTACATATATTGTACTAGCCATTAATTAATTCCTTTTAAAATTGTTATCATTATGCTACTCTAAATCCCATCATACTTCTTGCTGCTGGAGCTGAAGCTGTTCCAGTTCCTGTATCAGCGTAGCCGTAAAGTTCTACGTAATCACTTGCAGCTAAATTTAATATACCAGTTACTCTTGCATTAACTGTATTAACAGTTCCTGATGTAAAAGTTAAACTCGTTTGAGTTTGAGAATCACCACTTCCATTTTTATAAAATCTACCTGCAAATTGTGGTCCTGCTGCTGAATCATAAGACAGACAAACATTTGCTGTAAAAAAATATTTTCCTGCATCCGTTGCCGTAAATTTATTTGAAGCAAATAAACTATCTGTGTCCCAGTTTTCAGAATCAAAAGTTATTAAAGTCCAAGTGGCATCAGCAATACTACTTTGAGTTCCAGACCCAGTTACAGAAAATGAATTTGTACCAGCAGCTCCGCCAAAACCTGTTGCGGTTCCAGCGTTAGCGATTGTTACACCAGATGGTATACTAATAGTATCCCCTGACGTACCAAGCGTTAGGGTGGTAGCTGTCTTTGGATCTACTTGATCTACAAATAATTTACTCATTTATTCTCCTCAAGACTTAGGGTTAGCATCTTTGATCGCTTTGATTCGCGTTTTCCACGCGTCGATATCTTTATATATCTCATCAAGCTG